GGAGTAGGGGCGGGGGCGGGCGCGGGCGTCTCGACTACGGGAGCCCAGCGGGTCTTGAGGGAGCGTAGGCGGATGGCCTTAGCCTCGATAGCCGCAAGCGGATTCTCGCTGCCAGCGGCCTTAGCCGCCATCACCGACTCAAGCAATTCGTTTTCATCGTACACGTCGCCGTAAGCGGCCTTGACGCGATCTAGTTCGGTGTCTAGCCTAACCTGCTCCGCCTGGACCAGGGACTGGTACTCGTACGCACCCCTGGCCTCTTGCTCCCTGGCCTCGAAAGAGGCAAGCCTCTCCTCAAGCTTCCTTACAACGGAAAGCGTATGGTCGGGCACCGGCTCTGGATCGCCGGCAGGGGGCTCAACGCCCAGCATGTCGTACAGCCACTTGTCGTCGCTGACCGGCTCAGGTGCCGGCTCAGCGGCGGGGGCTGGCGCCGCTGGCGCTGCCGTCTGACCAATGGTCTTAGTAAGCGCCTCGGTAAGCTGGCTACCAAACCCATTAAAGAGTTCAGCCATCTGCTCGGCGGTAATGCCAGCAGGCGCAGTAATCTGCACCTCTTGCGTCTCAACCTCATCCGACGCGGCTGCAACCGGCTCGGGAGTCTCGACTGGCTCAGCGGCCACCTCTTCGGCGGGCTCAGCGGGAGCGGCCTCTACGGCCACCTCTTCGGCGGGCTCGTCCTCGACGACTTCAGCCTCAGCCTCGGGCGCTGCCTCAACGACCTCTTCCTCTACTTCGACGCCAACGGCTTCGGACACCGAGCCTAGCGCAATTTCGCGCAGGCGGTCCTGAAGCTTGTCGTCTTGCTCTTTAGTCAGTAGTGACATATTCAACTCGTAGAAAGGGGTCCACGATTGCAAATATGTCATAGATTTTTCAGTTATGCAAGTTCCGTGCCACTTTATCGACGCTTAGAGTATCTCTTGCGTCCCGGCACTGCCGACTTGATGTTCCTTATGGCCCGCCGCTGCTTGTGCTTAAGGTCCGTGTTGCACTCCTTTCCAAGCTGTGATTCGTACTCGAATTTTTCTTGAAGTGTGTGAACATACGTGTCTTCTTTCTTCATTCGCAGGCGTTTGGTTTGGGATCTGCCCATCCATGCAAGTGCCGCAGCGAAGATCATGTCGTCATGCATTCCCTTGTCGTGCTCGGGGCGTCCAACGTCATTGTAGATGAACGTATTCATCTCTCGCATCAACCTAAACTCCACGGTTAGTTCGATGGTTTTCTTGGCAATTAGCTCACGAAACTCTTCGATAAGGATTGGGCGGCTCTGCGCTGTGGTCATCCAGCCGTGCATTTGGCGCCACTGCTTTGCAACTTTGTCAAACTGCTCCCTGACATATAGCTGCACGAACTTCTTCTCAACCAACCAATCGAGGATTACGAGGCCGTGAGCGTTAACCTCAGGGACCACTAGGACGTCGTAATTTTTTGCCTCTTTGTGTACCAGCCTCTTGAACTGAGTGAGCGGGATCCTGTCATAGTATGTGCAGACGATCTTCGGCTTATCCTTCTCAGTCACATCCATTACGCAGTATGCGGAATAGTCACCCTCCTCACTGGCCGTTCCGGTTGCGGGATCGACCCCCATCGTGTAGACGCGGAACCTCTTATGCTCCTCGTACTCGACGCGCCCATACTTGATATGGTCGTCAGTTGGGATGTTTTCATACGCGTAGGGGAAGACTGGATCGCCACTTGAGACGAATGCTTCGATCGGGGAGTTTGGATACTCTTGCATGAGCGCTCGCCACGAGCCTCCGCACTTGGTGAACAGGACCTCTGCAATCCAGTTCTTCTGCTGCTCATCAAGGCCGTGATGCTCCACGTACCGATCAAGCTTCTCCTTCATGGTCTTTGGCATGTTGATCTTCGGGAACTTCTTCCGACGATTATCTGCGTCGATCGACCACGGAATGAAGATCTTCTTATAGGCGTTGTCGCCCTTCCAGTAGCCGTGCGCCTCGTTCATGCCGTTGGCAGTCGTCTCCATGACGACCTCGGCCCCATCGCCAGCTACGGAGCCGGCAGCGTTGATGGTGGATTGGATGTGCTTGTAGAACGCGAACTCGGAGAAGTGGATGCTGCCGCGTGTGTCGCCACGGAACGAGGACTGAGCGGACTTACACGAGACCTTACCGCCATGCGTGAACTCCATCTCCGTGAGGGAGAACTTTACGGTAGGCACGGCCTTGCGGAACGCGTCTGGCAGATGTTCGTAGAATCTCTTGTAGATCCCGAACAGGCCCTGCGCGGTTGTGTCAATCTCGCTGACCACAAGCACGGAATGGTGCGGCCTGAAGAACGCCTTCCAGAAGAACTTGGCAGCAATGATGGTGGATAGGCCTTCCTTCCTAGCCTTGAGGACATATGTCCACACGCCATCATCGGTCTGCTCTAACCACTTCTCCTGACAAAAGTTCGGTGTTAGGGTGATTAGATTGCCATCTTTGTCGACAATCTTCAGCCAGTTACAGAACCTGTAGAAGTCCTTGGCGCAAGCTAGCAGTTCATCCTGTACCGCTGGGTGGATGCCCTTCAATCAACAGCGCCCCTTGCGGGCTTTTCGAGGTTGAGTTCCTCAAGCTGTGCGTGGAAAGCGTCGATCGCAGGGTCGCCGCCACCACCCATGATCGTCTCAGTCCTAGCCTTGACCAGTTCGATGTCCGCCTTTAGCTTCTCGATCTGAAGTCGCTCCAACTGCCTCTTCGCAGCGTATGAAGCCGTCTGCTTTCCGTTCCAGCAGAAGAGGTTCTGTAGCAGCCACTTGGCGCTGTTTGGGTCCACTTCGGCCCCAGCCATAACCAAGTCAGCAAGCTCACCCTCAAGCTTAGACCTTGACGCGTTGATGTTGTTGGCGAACACGAACTCTTTCTTGTGCTCAACCTCGGCATCGTCACGTTCACCGATCGTCATCCACGCATGGAAGATTCGGACAGGCAGGCGAATGCTACCGCACGCCGCGTCGATAGACCAGCCGCGCTCAAGCCTCTCGCAGATCGCCTTGCACATCTTTTCTGTAGGGCTGTATCCAGCCCTGGCAACGCTCTGCGCACCCGTCAACCTGCCCGCTCCCTTGGGGTTGGATGCGGTCTTAGGCTTGTCTTTAGCGCTTACGCCCATGCCTCAGCGAACTCCTCAATCACTTCCTTCCTCTTAGAGTTTGCGGTGTTCTCGTGGAACACGACAAATAGCGCCTCAACAAAGCTGGTACACAGCTTCATGGCGCTGACGATCCTTGGGTGGTTGAGATCTTCGTCACCAGTGAACTCGAATTCGCCGCTGGCGTCTACCATAACCTTGAGCACCTTCTGGCACATCGAGTGCCTGGACTCCTTAAGGCGCCTAGGCAGAGACTCAAGGATGCTGAGGAGGACTGCCGCCTCAAGCGCAACAATGGCGCAACACGACATGGCATGCAGCGGAACCTTCTCCTCAGGCACATCTGGGACGTTGATATCGTCGTCACCAACGTTGGTGTCATCAGGGTTTAGGACCTTGTTGAGGAAGGCGGTTTGGTTGGTGATCTGCTGGAGGGACTCGTAGCACGCGGAGTCTACGGCGTTGGCCGTGGGCTCGCGCCCTGCGAGCGGCTTCTCCTGGGCGGCTACAGCCTCTTGCGTCGTGTCAGGCATTACAGGCCCCTCACGTTACGCAGAAAGGACATACCATACGCGGGGCCGAAGCGTAGGGACTCTTGATGCACATACCCTACGCAGCGGCGCAGGGCTTCATCCTTAGTCCAGTTACCCGACTTGGCGACTTGCTCTACCCAGGAATTCAGATGGGCTGGGAGCTTGGTCGTGCATGACTTTGGCTTGGTGGTTGTCATAAAGAAAAATCCCCATGTCGGAGACACGGGGATTGGTCCAGAACCCAAACGTGTCATATGGACACGAATCTAGCACAGGAGTTAGGTTAAATCAAATACTGGCACGCTTCTTGCTTCGGCCGCCCTCATACAACCCCTAGTCCCTCGACCGCCTGGGAATGCCACCACAGCGTCTGGCTTGAAGTCGTCTAGCATGAATCCGTTTCGGATAGGTCCGGCTGAGTTTCCGTATCTTCCCCAGTTGGCTGGGTAAGGCTTAACAGGTACAGCATTCTCTCTAGCCCAAAGTCCACATAGGTAGTCTGCCCCGCTTGCTGCTCCGTGGGCAAGCTCTTCGATTCCGGATCGTATATGAAGTTCTGTAAGTGCCACATCAATGAATTCTGAGTCTGCGTAGTCTCTTCCACCAGTTACAACTATCCTCATCTACAGCATGTCGCTCTTGACATACCTCATGCCTGGGGGCCTATGAACGCCACCGCCATTAATGCTAATCAAAAGCTCACCATCCAACATCACCTCAATCCCATCATCCCTCTGAGCAATACCAAACAAGCCCATGTCGGTCTTGATTCCGATGCCCAGGAACACATCTTCAAGGATGATGTCGCCGCACTCGTCTACGCTAATCTTCATTACGCCTCACGTACACATTGTTAAGCCACGCTTGATATCCCTTCCAGTCGCTGTCCGACATGCTCTTGAATAGCTGCCTAGCCTTTGCGTCATCCGAGAAAACGCCCTCTCCGGTGACTGCGTTAGTCCACTTCATGTAAGCCCTCGCCGCCTTTGCCTTTACGCCTCTCATACTACCTCGTAAGTCTTTAGAAATACTGACTCTTTGCACGGATACACTTCACCCTCGACCCCGCAGATGATGTAGTCGCCAACGTCCGCCAGCATCCTCCCCTCAAGCGTCTCACACATCACGCGACTGAACTCCCCGGTGTTGCGGAAGATCTTCGTCACTCCGTCAAACTCTTCGCAGATATGGTCTGCGCAAGATTCGGTTCCATCAAATTGAATGGCGTCGATTTCGACTGGTAGCTTCCTATACCTCATGAGGCAAACCTCTTAGCCGCTTCCCTGGTGACGTCGCTAAAATCCACATCCTCGTCATCGTCGATCCTCTCACTCACCCCCAAGAGGGAGTTGCCCTCGCCGTACCATGCAGCCTTAGACTCCACCACATCGGTACACTCGATGGGAATCTCCACGATTTCGCGGAGCTTCTCCGGAACATACGCCGCTGTGGTGGTCAGGATTTCATACAGCCTGTGGTCTTTCTGCATTCCGATGAACCGCATAGCCTCTGCCTCGCCAGCAAACACGTTGTGCAGTAGGTGCCCGTTGCACATCAGCCTGCACACTGGCCTGACGACCTTTTCGACCATGGACTTTTCCACGATCTTGACGTGGCGGATCGGGCCCCACTGAACGTAGTCGCCTGGAGGGGCGGCGTCGATTCCGCTTCTGTGGTACTCAATCAAGCCATTGGCACCCACCCAAAACGGACCAACTGCAATCTCCTCATCGACAGTTAGATCGCTTTCGTAGTCGCGATCTGCGACGGTGTACTCCAACCTATACGACATACGAGTTATCCCCCCAATTCGCATCGAGCAGTCGGTATCCAGTATCCGTGCTCAGGACCAGCCCGAAGACGCTGTCGCCACCGACCAACCCCTTAACCTCCACGATTGTGAGGGAGCCTGTTAGGTCTGTCTGCTCGACCACTCTGCCCCAACCCCTCTCCGACGGAACTCCGTCTGCTGTCAACAGGTTATGCAATTGCTCGATGATTACGTCGTCAAACACGCCACCTCCCTAATCTCTTCAAGTGTTTGGTCCACTAGCAACTCTCCATCACGGAACACCGCAACGAGAACATCCACGCCAGTGCCGTGCGGAACGGTATCATACGTGACGCCCTTTGTCAGGGTCAAACGACCCCTCTTCGAATTCTTTGTCGGGTCGGTCTTCGGCCTCTTGTACACGTCCCTCCACTCGCCTCCAACCAGCGCAGCGGAGCACTTGAACGCAAACTTCTGAGTGTCCCTGTCGAGCTTCTGTAGCAGCCCGCCCCCCATGCCGAAGGCGATGTTGTCGATGCTCCAGCCGTCTAGGTACATCGCGTTGATGACCTTCTCAATGGTCTCAGGCGTGCATCCGTCCCCCTGAATGACGCGAACGTTGTCGTGCAACATAGTGAATCCCTTCACGTTGTTGTGGCCGCCGAATGCGTGGTACAGGCGCTCCATTACGTCGATTACAGTAGAGACGATCTCTCCGCTGTCAGGGCGTACGACCAGAACTCCGTCTCGCTCAAGAACCTCATCCCTAAGTGTCTCACCCCAGATCTTACTGCAAGCATTCTCGATATCGTACGAATCGCTAACGCACGCAACCAGTCCTGTCGGGTACTTCTCCAGCATGTTTCTGTATGCGTCTGCCTCACCCTCTTCGCCCCACGATGTCATGGTCGAATGTTCAGACGCTGGAATGGAACAGCCAGCCATCTCTTCACCGTAGAACTTCCGCCCACACACGATTGCGGCCAGCGTGTCAGAACCCTTGAAGTTCACCAGATGGGCAAGCCCGCCGATGCCGGCCGACTCTACGGACGACACGCCACGGAACCCGAAGTCGTGCAACTTGAAGTCCAGGCCTCCCACATCGCCAGTCTGAATCAGCCCAGCCCTAATGATGTCTCGGACGTGGCTGCTGATGGTGGCCACTGTCGACGGGTACCACACCTGAACAAGTAGGGTTTCCAGGTAGTTGGGGAGCCAGTAGCATGCGGGGTCGGTGTTTTCGATGGTCATCAGGACGTTGCCAGTAGGGATCTTGCTACCCTCTGGAACCGCCTTGATCTCGACCGGGAGTCGGCCGTCGTGCTCGTTGAGGATGCGCTGCCACCCCTCTCGATTGAACACGCCAGGACCCATGTGGAGATCCGCGATCTCATTGGCCTCGTCGATCTTCTCCTGGGTCACGACCTGACCCATCAGGTACTTCTTGATGAAGTATTGCAGGCCGAAGAACATAGTCTCCGGATACTCTGCGCCAACACGGCTCTCAAAGTACGAGTAGACCTTCTCGGTGCCTGGAGGATATTGATGGTAGTGGGACAGCTTGTAGCTGTCTGTAAGCAACATGATGTTGTCAGTCATCGTCTTACCCCTTTTTAAGGTGGGCTAGCGCTAGCTCAAGGATGGGCTCATGAAGCTCCATCAGGTCGAGCGTATCAATCTCATCAAGACCGACCCAGCGTACCTCGCTAAGGTCGTCGCCCGCGATGGCGGGCCCCCACAGATACTCCATGCAAAACACGGAAGTCATGATGCAGTCCACCTCATTGGCGTACCGCCAGTCGTTGATCTGGGTCGAGCCGAGGTATTCCACCCTGCCTGCATCGACGCCGGTCTCCTCCCTAAGTTCACGTTTGGCTGCCGCTTCAAGCGATTTGTCGCTCGGGTCTACGAACCCGCCAGGAAACCTCCACTTACCAATGGGGTCGTTAGGCTTACGGCCGACCAAGATGCGCTCACCATCAGTGAGGATCATGTCGACGGTTGGGTAGGCGACTGGGTGCTTGTTGAATGCAGCGTACGTCACCCCGCGCCTGAAGTCTTCAGTCGAGCGAACGTCGTTGGACGCAAGCTTGCGAGCCTCAGTGGCAGAGACGTTACGGCTGGGCGCAAGCTCTACGGTGGCGTGCTTGCCGCTGTAGTGAGGTATGAATCCATCCCTTGAACCGTACAGGACAACCCTCCCGATACCACCGAAGGCGTCTCGGACCTTCCCGTCGACCTCTCTAGACCAATCATCGTCAGATGGACGATCGTACAGAGGCATGATGGATACGTCAGGGAAGGCATCGCGGATCATGAGCATGCGCGTGTGATAGTCTAGCGGGTTGTTGCGCGTACACATCACGCTTGGCTTGCATCCCACCAGGATGAGAACCTTAGGATGGCTGGCGGCTACAGTCTCGATCAGGTCGAGATGGCCACCGTGTAGCGACGGTGCTTGGAAGCGTCCGACGATGACGCCGATCTCTGCGTCTGGAGTTACTTGGTTGAGCATGCGTGTTCCCCTAGGATTTCGGTGAGATGTGCATACATCGTAAGTGCATCATTTGTCAAGGGGTTCCACTCACCACCCGACGCGTCTGACATCTTCTTCCACTGAACCATCCCAAACCCGGTGGAGAACGTGTACACGTATGCGCCGCCCAGCACCGAAACAATGTTGTCAGGCGTAATCTTCGGGATGCTGTACGACTGAGGGTGCTCGTCAGAGAAGACGATAATCACTCTATCCGCACCGCCTCGCCAGTCGATAGCCCACTCCCATGATGGGGGGTCGGATTCTGCAACGCTCCAGTTGAGTGGTATTGGGCCGATTAGGCAGAGGTAGATCGCATCTAAGATCATCTCTGTGCCGCCAGAGATTCCGCCGACGAGAGAGCCGAAAGCCGTCCAGAAGTCAGTGAATCCGACTAGGTTGGACACGAGTTTCAAATTCTCACCTGGGGTAAACGGCGCCACGGCCACGCCCCACTTGATGATGTCCTCGTCCTTGTACTGGTTCGCGAACATGGACAGCGCACCCATTACGGCGTTGATCTCCATATCCATAGAGCCAGACCAGTCGACGATGAACAGGATGTCAGTTGGGTTTAGCTCTTCCCCGAAGTCAGTATCACCATCGCAGTCGTCATCGACCCCGTTGCAGACTTCCTCAGTAGGCACAACCTGACCCGCGCATGTGGACCATGAGCCCTCAAGGCACATTGTCGTTCCCGCAACGCACTCGCCAACACCATCGGTGCCATCAGGACCGCCATAGCAGTCACCTGTTATGTTTTCGTCGATATAGGAATCGCAGTCGTCGTCGAAATTGTTGCACTGCTCAGGCATGACCGTGCCGATCTCCGCGTCGCATGACGCTAGGTTCCCCTCGTGCCAACAGAAGGCCCAGCATTCTGTGAATGTGAAATCTGGCAGGCAGGTTCTATAGCCCTGGCCACACGTCAGCGGCTGCTCAGAACATGGGATGAGAACGCCAACCATGCTGGCCGTGCACCCACAATCCAGCCCCTCATCAACCAACCCATCACAGTCGTTGTCTATGAAGTCACACTCCTCGGCAACAGGCTGTGGCGCGTCGCAGAGCCACTGCCCGCTGTAGCACCCCTCAAGGCCCAGCCCGCATGCTGACTCGCATGGGCGGTAAAGGTCTTCGTCGATGGTGCCATCGCAGTCGTCGTCCAACCCATTGCAGATCTCTGGCGGCTCGTGCCCGCATGCGCCGCACAGGTTCTGCTGCCCCTCATCGACCTCGCCATCACAGTCGTTGTCCTTGTAGTCGCAAATCTCTTCCGTGCATTCAGTCTCACACTTGCCCTCCATGAGCCACCCCTTAGAGCAGTACACGTTAAGCTCGCCAGGAAGGCCATCCTCAGTGGTGCATGGCTTGCTTCCGAGGTTGGGGATGGCCGGGTTGCAGTCGAACTTCTGCTCGCACTCACCCTGCTCGACGATCACCCCAGTACAGGTGTCGATGACCATCTGCCGCTGCCATAGCTCATGCCACGGCGGGCACCACCAGAGTTGAGTTTGGACACATCCGTCGTCAGATGTTTCAAGAACCACGTCGGTGACGACGGCGACGTCTGGGATAGCGTCAGGTTCAGTCGCGGGGATTGGTTGTGGGGATGCTGAGCAGGCGGCCATGAGGAGAGCCACTATAAGCGATCGGATCACTTCAACCTCTCATAACCAACGATCACTTCTATCTCCCCAGCCGTATACGCATCAACATTCACCACGTTCGAATCAAACGTCACCGTGACGCTATCGCCAGCCGGCAGCACGGCATCTCCGAACCCATTCATAGCAGCGCCCTTGTCGTCAGGGCCCGTGCCGATATACCCCACCGCAACCGTAGAGTCGACCCTCACGCCAGCCTTGATGTATGCGTCAACGTCAGGCGTGCCATCTTCGCCAGCCCACAATTCCAGCCTCGCGGCTGCCCCATCATTGAATTGGGTGATGAGCTTGTAGAAGACGTGCTTGACACGGATGTCCTCGTTGGCCGTCAGGACGTCGAACTCCTGCCTCTGAGAAGCTGACGTCAGGCTTGAATGGGATAGCGAGAACCTGTGCGTGAATGATGATGCGTATGGCATCTAGGTGTAGATGTCGTTGCCGATGCGGAAGTCCACCACATGCCACGCAGGCTGCGGATCGTGCCCCTTGTTGATGCACAGGGCGTACACGTCCTGCTCATGCACCAAGCCCTCAACCTTCACTACGAACACCCCAGACCCCAGTCGGCCCTCAGTGGTGACGCGAGCCTTCTTGACGTTGTTGGGGAAACCGAAGTCGGTAAGCCTTGCGCTAACCTGCTTGACGATAGTGAGATCTGAATCTTTTGCCATGGACCGCTCCTTGGTTATGTGAGGATCCGAGAGCGGGGTTCGAACCCGCGTCTTCCGCGCTAAAATCGCGGGCTCTGCCCATTGAGCTATCTCGGAATGTTTAAGCTGACTACCACGCCAGCCAGCGGCTGTCAAGCGGCGTTCTCCAACCTCTCCACGCGCCCCTCTAGCGCAGCGACATGCACCCTGATCTCTGTGGTGACGTTGCTGGTGGTCATGTTGAACGTGTGAAGCTCTTCACGTAGTTGCTTAATCTCGACAGAGAGGTCTGATATCGCCGTGACGGCCGACTCGATCTTGTCGATCCGCCTGACCGACGCCATGTACACACCGCCAGCGGCGATGACTATGGAGACGATCGTTCCAACAACCCAGGCCATGAAGCCCAGCGCACTAAACGTTACTACTGTTTCTGGGCCCATTCCATGGCCTCCTCTAGCGCGCTCACAAGCTCAGTATAACTCATCGGCTTGTTGATGTACATCTCACAGCACTCAACCGACTCGTCTCTTGGCAGGCCGCTTAGGATGATGGCCTTCATGCCAAGCTCTTCAGCTTCACACGTCAGCGACGAGGCATCTCCATCCCACAGGCCCCTGTCAAAAATCCCCACATCATACCCCAGCGACTGCATCATCGCCTTGGATTCAGCTACGCTCCTAGCGCGTTGAGACTTGTAGCCCAGCCCCGACAGGGCGCGTTCGACCATGTATGCGTAGCTATCTGAATCTTCAGTGAGGAGGATTTTCATGTTGAAATTTTGACACAAAAAAACCCCGGGAGCAAATGCTCCCGGGGCGCAGTCGTACGTGGACCTTTAGTATCGACCGCTCATGACTTTGGCTGCATCCAACCGAACTGTTCGGCAGTCCTTTTCCTGTGACAGTTTGCGCACCGCACGTCACATTTATCAATTTCTGCCTTGACAGTATCCAGACAGTAGGCACCTTCAAGCCCCTTGGACACTTCGAATCTCTTCTCTGTAGGGCTCCTGTGATCGAACTCCAAAACTAACGGATTGTCAGTTCCGCAGTCGACGCATTGGTTGCTTGACAGGTGGTTCCAGATGTAGTCCCTACATTCAGACTTGCGCTTGCCATGTGAAGCCCAGAACTTCTCCTGGTTTTTTGCATACCACTCGGAAGCAGCAGCGTTTGCGCACGTCTTGCACCTTGTCTGCTTTCCGTCTTTCGACTTAGAAAACTTGTGGAAATCAGTGAGCGGCTTTGCTTTGTGGCACTTTCTGCACTCTTTCACTTCCATGCCATCCGCCTCGGGCGGCCAACCCATCTACCAAGCTCAAATGCCGTCTTGATCCTGTGGCAGTTTGCACACCTAACGTCACACTTGGAGATTTCGTTCATCAGACATGAGTCTCGGACCCTTCCAATCATGTTAGATATACACTCCAACTTATCAGCCCCTTCCCTATGATCGAAATCTAGCAATATGAAATCGTCTATTCCACAGTCTATGCATGAAATATCCCCTATCAATGATAAGTGGTGAAGTTTCTTTTCTTGGTACGACATTCTAACCACACGATATCACCATGTGGTTAGAATGTCAAATTTATCCTAGATCAAAACGGCAAATCGGCATCAGGTGCCGCCGCCGGAGGAGGTGTATGGCCGCCACCGCCACCAGATCCGCCGTTCGCCTGACCACCCTTGTCACCCAGGAAGGTGAAGTTCTCAACCACGATCTCGGTGGTGTACTTCTTCACACCATCCTTGTCGTCGTAGCTCCTGGTCTGGAGCCGTCCCTCGACGTAGATCTTCGAACCCTTGGTGCAATACTTGCAGATGATCTCGGCCTGCTTGCCCCAGGCCACTAGGCGGTGCCACTCGGTCTCATCGACCTGTTCACCATCCTTCTTCTTGAACTTCCGATTGGTCGCCAACGTGAAGTTGGCCACGTCCTGGCCGCCGTTGGTCTGACGAGCCTCGGGGTCTTGACCGAAGTTGCCGATGAGGATTACCTTGTTAACGCTTGACATAGTTAGCTCCTTACGCGAATAGCTGCGTGACGTTCGTCGTCACGACCAGCAGTGAGAGAGGGTATACAACGTGATTTTTGGGTTGTCAAATCCTAGCTCCACATTCTTTGCATACGCTGGATTTAGGTTGGAATGGTGTCGGCGGATTCCACCTGAACCCCTGAAATTCTGGCGAGTTCAGGTACGCCTCCCACATGACACGCTCATCTTCAAGCTCTCTGATGTACGAGTTGATGGCGAGGTTCTTTAGGATCGTTGCTGCGGTCATCATCCCGGCCCACACAGCTTCGCTGTCGACCTGTCCATCATGTCCGGCTCTAGATCCTCAAGAGGTGGCGCCCCATGCCTGTAGACTTCGCCACCCTCCTGGTGCAGTACAATCTCACCTAACCTCAACCCTACACGCCACGTCCTTCCTGACTCGTCTGGGAGCGATAGCATGCCCGGCCGCCAGCGCTTATTTGGCAAGGTTTTCATGATGGTGTTCAGTATGTCCTCCATCCACCATTGGGCCAGTTCTTCACCGGACTTATCAGGCATGCATCACCGGCCCCATGGTGATAACTACACCATCCTCGATGGGGATCCATTCAATCGGAACCCCGGACACCATCAGAGGCGTGTGTGGACTAGATGCGGACATCGCATACAAGCTCTTTCGACAATGGTCCTGGTACATAGCGCCGTGCGATCCCTTACTCATGTAGAGCAGCGTTGGGTCTGAGTGTGCGTTGAGCATGTGTATGTCCATGGCCCGAACGATGCTCAAAACAGTCACCTCACTAAGGTGGTGGCAGATCATGTGGTGGGGTTGGTCGGTCATAGCTTAGCCTTCTCGATAACGTCGCAGACCTGAGAGTGAACATCCCAGTCATCGATCCAGTCGACAGCCGCCTCCAGGGCTGCCAGCATCTCTGGTGCCGCCGCAACCATCGCGTCGTCTGGATGCGACGACTGCACGCTCCTGAACAGGAACTCACCATCCGCGTCGAGGATGGCGTCCTCGATTTCGCAGTGCCTCCATGGGGCTGGCGATCGCTTGTCGAACCTACTCACCGCATCCTCCTGCCAACATACCCAGCGGTTATCACCTGACCACCATCAAGGGGCATGATGTGAACTGCCACCCCCGACATCTCAGTCACGTCACCCTTCCACCCCACAGCCTCGGTGAGGCTGTCCATTAGCGTGCGGCTTATGTAGATCTCTGCCGCTGGTTGGCCGGTGATGTTGGTGTGGACTGAGAGTATGTGGTCGATTGAAGCGAATCCATTTTCGGCGATTTGGTGGTAGATTGCGTGGGCTGGTAGGTTAGTCATTACTCACTACCCCGGCGCCGTTACACCCATAGCAGGGTTCAGCACCATATCCCGGGGACTTGTACTCACCTGACCCTTCGCACACCTCACACAGCTTGGCGATTTTTGACATGATCAGCACCTTTGCCATGGCGTTGAGCCTGCTCTCCATCAGTTCTAGCTGGCCACTCATCCCAACACAGCCAGCGCCAGCTTCCCAATCGCCTCACCATACGTCTTTCCGCTCACGTAATCCACCCCGTTCCCGCGACTGAAAATCACCCGGCACTCGTCCGGCATGATGTTCGTCATGATTGGGCCCATCACCCCCTCAATCTGCTTCTTGATGATCTCAACGGTTGCAGGTTCGGATAGGTCGGGTATCTCGTCGGGCTTGACTTCAGACACACCCTCAGCCGTTGCCGCGAAAGGCATGGCGCCAGTCTGAACTACCACCCTCCTGTTACCCTGAATATCCCGCACTCTCATGCCGGACTTCCACTCCCAGAATTCGCTCTCTCCATTGCATAGCTCCATCGATAGTGCTGACTCTAGTTCAGTCATCATTACCCCAAACCTCCAAAACCCTCTTAGCCGCCGCAAGCTGTAGTGTGCTGCCGGTAGCTCCGTCAACACTCCATATCGTACCAATCCACCCGTTGTAGATCTTGGTGATCTTTATGGTTGGACATTCATCATTTAGGATGTCTAGCAGTATGCCGAGCGCCCTATGCCCATCAAGGCGCACCATCCCGTAGTTCCACTTTGGGTGTGTCTCCAGGCGCTTTTCAAGCATGTAGCGCCTCCAGTTGAGTCTTCTGCCAGCACTCCATCAGGATTCTTGGCATGACTGACTCCGCATCTTTCACCTCTATTCTGGAGGTAAACATCGCCTCAAGGAAGTCGTATGCGAACTGCTTCGCGTCGTCGTCCGTGTCCCAATGGCCTGGAAATGTCATGTCGTGGACGCCAATACAGAAGGCTATCCTGGCGAATGGATTTTTCTCACCCCTCCACACCGTGTCACTCCTGGTGATGATGATCTCAATGTCGCCCACGTAAGCCCTGTGGCTACCGCCCATTTCAGTCCACTCAATCATTCATCAACTCCGCACACGCCATTGAAACGTCAGCTAGGTGGTGGGAGAACTTTTCAATCATGAAGTCTTCCATGCTTTCGATAGATCCATCCATCATATGGGTCAACTCCACATCCATAACGTCGCATTCGTAGACGCTTATCGACCCGTACACGTCGACTTTACCGTCAGACCAATCGATCTCTTCGATAACTATTCTGTACGAACCTATGTACATCTTGGACATAACGCTACCGTTACCGCCAACTGGCCTCAGCTTGCTTACGTTAAGCACCGAGAAACCACTCGGCCCACATCTCAAACCTATCCCTCTCAAGAGCGTACGTGTCAGCCTCGCCATCACTCCACTCAACGTAGATGTGGTTCCCAAGCTCACCGAAGAGTAGCTCAAGAGCCTTGCCATTGCTGCTCCATCGGACGACCTGATCGCCATCCTCTTCGAACTCCTGATACCGGCCAAGCTCACTCACGTACTCTGAATTGCTGGCCATGAACGCCTTCTTATACATCGTCGATTTCCTCCACGTCGGGTAGTGGCCCGACAACTTTCTCGCCAAGGATGTTCATGCCTGCGGCCCTGAACACTGAAGATGAGAGGTCCTTAGCATTGATGAACGTGTTCGTCAACCCGCCGACCTGAGTCTCTGCGCCGTCAGGGCTCCAGATCCTCCACCTGTACAGGCCCTTGCTCTTGGGCCAGATCTGCGAAGCCCGATGCCCCGTCTCCAGCCACACCCTGCACACGCCTTCACGGACGTCTGGAAGGTACTGCCAGGGACCTACGGTGTAGGAGTTGACCATCGGCATGCCTTCGTACGTTGTCGGTGGAACTGCCCCCCTGTCGACAAATTCGCCGGTCTGCTTGTTGACGTCGATGACGCGAGCGTCGGCCGTGACCAACCTCTCCCATCCCGCGCCTGGAAGTTCCGCGATTGGGTCGTGCTTATCCCACAGGGATATCCACCAGAAACGGAGCCTCTGCATCCATTGCCTCATGTGGGCTGCTGCGCGCTTCAAAATAGCTCTCCATTCCGCCCAACTATGCTCTTTTTGTCGTCCCATATGACCTCCAATCCGGGTATCTTCCGCTTCTTTTTCATGCCAATCCGACTACCACAGGCCCTGCATTTCTCGTAATAGACGCTGCCAACCTGTATTTGGGCCCTGTATCGGCCCTCATGTGGACAGCCTTTAGTTCTTCCGAGCATTTGAGACATCTCTTGTAGGAGTTTTAGATAATCCATGAGTCAGGAGGCGTGCCGGGCGCCTCATCCCGCACAGTCCACAGCACTTGGCCGGACATTATAGCATCTGCCGACGCCCTGTGCGCGTTTCCTGAGGCCACGATGCCCAGGCACGCCGCAACCTTTGTCAGCGACCTCGTTCCACGCGGAAACATGGGCATCCTCTTGACGATATCCAGGCTATCCACCTTGACCTTGCCAGAAATCGCCTCTGTCCAGCGATATCCAAGCTCTGCCTCGATCATCCTAAAGTCATAGGCCAAATTATGGCCAACAATTACGTCAACACCCTCGAAAACCTTCAAAAATCGTTCCGCGATCTCTTGTAGGGTGGGCTTTCCCTCGACTTCGTGGTCGTAGATGCCGTGAATGGCCGATGCAGTCGCGGGGATTGGTACGAGGGGGTCCACGAGGGCGCCCCTGCGGTCGATCACCACCCCTTCAAGCATCGTAACCGCCGCTAGCTCCACGATCCGGTCCCTGCCGGGCTTCAGGCCGGTGGTTTCCGTGTCGATGCAGAGCCATTTCTTAGCCTTCCAGTCCATCTTCAGACCTCTCAAACATTGGTATATTCATAGCCATAATGTACTTGCACAGCGCCTCTTCTGAATCGATCTTGGCGCCTGACAGGCTGTTAGATTCGCCCCTGATGCCGATATCCTTCAGACAGATGTGTACCACCCATCCAAAATCACCGCCACCATCACTCTGCACCAGCAACCTAGTGTCCCAGGTGGGGTCAGAAATCCAGGTGTTGACAGATGAACGCCTCCACTCGCAATGGGGTTCTGAGTTAGTCCAGATCACCGACATCTCCATCGTCAAGGTCGCTGAAGTCAAGCCCGGTAGCATCAAACTCCTTAGGTGGCTTCGGTAGTTCGGGGATAATGTACTCGACGTCCCAGCACTGCGGGTAGATCTCCTTGAGCGTACCGACCAAATCGAACTCCTTACCAAATGCCGCACACAGCCTAGCCAGATGCTCGGTACCCGGCTTCATAACCCCGCGCCTGTGGTACGAAACCGTCATCCTGTTGCTGCCCAACACGCGGCCCAGGGCCTCGCCGCTGAACAACTGCATCAACTCACCGTATGTTTTCTTCTTCTTAGCCATTCGAAATCTCCCTCTCCAGGTACCAAAGCGCCTTCTTCAGGTCCGTCATGCGGTCGCCCTTACGGCCGGCGCGGCTGACGTACTTGACCGTGTTGCCGAGGTTGAACCCCAACTCCCAAGCCTCTATCACATCTATGGCCTCTACGCCACCCTTTGTGTAGTGGTCAGGGTGGTCCACTGGATCACTCATCCTCAACCCCGCTCAAGACCGCAATCAAATCATTCACGTTTTCCTTACCATCCACACACACGCTCACAAACCTGTCCTGTTGGTCGTCGTTCCACACGTACACGCCCATCGTGATGGTCAGCCCATCTCGGAAGATGCAGAACATGTAGCCGTCCTCCCACTTGGCCCAGGAGCCTGGATCCGCGATCGATGCCTCAAGGATGGAGGCGGTATCTAGCGCCTCGAATCGGTACTCCCCGAAGGCCCCGTCAGTGCATGAGGCAGTGACGAGGGTTTCTTGTTTATCGGATTCGATGGTGAATAGACATTCGGGTGACTGGTACTCTATTAGGGGCATAGAGCACCTGGGGATGAGGGGCATAGAGCACCTGTGGGTGAGGGGCATGTCACCTCCTCCATCTTCACGGCACCACCGCCGTCTAGAGTGATGGCCTCCACATCACCGTACGGTGTGCGGTACAAGAACAGCCCCTCCTCGTGAAAGACCAGCACGCCAGTCTTCTCACTCCAGAACCGATCCCAGTCACTCATAAACACGCACCCGACCCAACACCCATCAACGTAAGCGTCCACGTTCTGGCGGACCTTAAACGACACACCCATGACCCTCTGAGGCGTCATCTTAGGCACCAACCCGGCCCACCAGTCCGACACGTTGAACTCAGTGGTCCTCAGGAACTTAGCCAACTCTACGTCCTCGCCAGACCAAGTAGACAGACCATCAACATCGACATCTACCCAACAGTCGCTAACCTCCCAGTTGACGGTACGGCCGAACACAGTCGCGGAGTAATGGTTGTTGGCGATGCACTTCACGCTTTCGCCGACCAGGAACTCCGGATCTAGTAGTGGATGCTTACTCATGCCCAAACCCCTCACTCAATGACTCCCACTTAGCCTTTGCCTCATCCTTCTCTACCTGCTCCTTCGGCGAATACATCAACGACTTCATCAACTCCTTATCCGTAACATTGCACACATTAATTCCATCCAGAGCTACGGTTATGTAACCAGAGTGGTCCCCATGTAGGTAGCTCCACTGAACGTTCTCGTAGGTGTACACGATCCTGTGGTATGGACACGACATTGGAGTCTCCAACTCACGCACGTACTCTGGATCTAGCAGCTTATGCATCCAACCACTCCTTGAACTTCGAAATGTCAAACATGTGCGTCCCGTTGTTCTCGACGTCGATGAGCATGATCTCTGAGCCGACGACTACTGAGGAGATTTGTGGGGTGGATCGGTAGATGAGATGCCTGTGTCGATCAAAGATTAGGTGCGCACGCCCAACGAAGAGCGAATGCGTGCTAGGGCTGCTTAGCCACAGGCCGCCTTCGTCGTGCCAGAACGAAAACGGCCCAACCTCAAAAATGCTCGGGATGACCTCACCGACCTCCTCATGGCCCTCATACCACTCGATCAACTCCCCAGTAAGCTCTTCGCTCTTCCGTGACAGGACGTCGAACAGGTCTGCCGGCAGGTACTCAAGCACCACGCCATCCACCGTAAGCTTTCCATCCGCGTATGAAAGGATTCTTCCGTTGTAGGAGATGAGGGGGTATCGGTCCATGTGCTTCTGGACGAATTTTGGGTTTAGTAGTTGGTTCACGCATCCACCTCGTAACTGTTGATAACCTGTAGGTCTGGACGCAGGCTCTCCCATATGTCCACCAGCTTGCCGTAAAGCCCTTCCCCAACAAAGAATTCCTTGCTGTCGTTGCCAATGCATACTCGCACCTGTAGCGTTGGTGGCGCGCCGGGAAGCGGCAAAACCCTTACATCGCCCTCTGTGCGTCGGTAGTGGATCTCCATGCCTCCCCAGTTCTTTGTGGCCCTGAGGCCTTCCTGGTCTAGGATGAATTGTGGGTTGATGAGTTGGTTCATTGTTCTCCTTGGTTGTGGGATGGATATATCAATGGATTGGTTGGTTGTCAAGGGTAAAGAGGGCTTTACTTGAGAAAAGGGTGAAAATAGTTGTCGCGTATTTTTTAGCACCCACCCCCCGCGCCCGATCGCGCGAAGCGCGAAGGGGGGATCCCCCCTGGCACGAACTATGCATTAGCACGATCCGTGCCAGTTACACACAACCCATACTGTACAAACTTTCAGTGTTGACAGACTCTTTCTTTTGAGATCCAAACAAAACGCTTGACACCCTACCGAACACGCGAACCACTGCACACCCGTACAGTACCCATGCAATCACCATGCCAGAAAGCTATTTTCAGAAATCAAAGATCGTGCCAAGATGCCGATTTTGAACTATTTTTTTTATTTTGTAACTCGTTGGAATCATTGCGTTTTTTTGTGTCGATTGTGCTTGATCGCCCCTGTGAGGATGTTACATTGCTTGTGCGGCGGGGGAGACAACCCGCCCCGCGCGGGAGGCGAGACAGCGGACCCCCGGCAACTGCTCTTTACACTTCAAACGCGAAACACAATCCAAGGGATTACTATGTCATACACTGACAAGGAGGTCCGGGATCTCGCGCGCCGTCTGGGCGTGACGAAGGATCGTGTGACGATTGCTGGCGCGTCTGACACTGTGTCAGACGTCAACCGCTACCGCCGGGAGACCCGGAGGCAGTCATACGCATCCACAACGTTTGCTGTACGCAGCACCGTGATTCGTCGCCGCAGCGGAGCGGAGACCCCGATCGATTCGTTCAATGTCAAGGTAAAGCAACGTGTGTTGGGAACCAAGCCACCGCGCGTTGCGGCGGAGCCTAAGCCCCGATCCGGGGGCCCGCGGATCCGCAAGTGTGCAATCCCAGGTTGCGCAACCTGCGCAGTCTTCGGCGGACACGACGCAGCCGAGGATCGCCCGGAGCGTAAGCGCAAGGCACACGTTCACGGCTACCGTAGCTAGCGACAAGCGGCCCCCGTTCGCGGGGGCCGCTACCCTTCGATCTTTCTTTCGCGTTTGCGCTTTTATCCCTTGACCTCTGAATCATGGATGCTATGGTCCAGAGGTCAGCGGGTAACTGCTGAGCTTGATCCTTGAAAAGCCCAACCGACGATCGGATAGAGGTCTCGTTCTTACGTTGCCGAATAAATCCGGAACACCTTGCCCGATGCAAGGTTTAGTTGGCTTGGGCGTTCCATTAAAGGAACATAATCTCGCGAGTCCTACGAACAAGGGACACTGACCGAGACAGGGCGTGGCGACAGACAATCCCATAGTGGATCTGGCGTTTAAGCCTGGAGAGGGACTAACGGACCGAATATAGCATTTCGGGTGATGACTGTTAGTCGGGAATGCCATTCCCAGATCATGCAACTAAACGGCCAGTTGGCAGGTTACGCATAGGGCGCCAAAAGGCGCTGAGGTCACCCCCGCAGCCTACCAAGTAGGCATAGGGAACCACAGCAAAGCCTGGGCGATTCCACAGCAGTTAGCTAACAGGGCAGTGGACGAAGCATGTGACGACTAACGACCCCTCTATGGGCTCTCATCGCGAGGTGAGAGGGTAAACGAGACGCAGGGGAGAGGGACGCACAAGGGTTCCCTCTCCCCGAACCCTTCGGGGCTTCCGAAGGTTGACCCTACCTCTAACCAGACTGCCATTCCGGCGGCTGGGGAGAGTCTACGATGGATGAGTTGTTTCGCGCATTGGCTGAGCGATTCGAGCAGAAGACGGCGCGAGCCCGGTCCTGCATGGCGCAGGGTGAGTACGAGTCGGCAAAGGAGTATAGCGACATCGCGGCACAGTGTGCCTCGTTGCTGTGCGCTCTGGAGTACGACGGCGCTGAGGCTCAGGCGACTGGGCTGTTGGAGTTGCTCGACGACTAGGGACCAAGCTCCCGACCAACGTGGTCGGGGGTCTGGTTAGGGGTAGGGTTACACGATTTGAATGTCAATCTTCCTGGTGGGCGTCAATCCAGACGTTCAATACCGGGAGGGTAAGATGGATTACGATTGGAATGGCACGATCGAAGCTCTGGAGTCTACCATCGGCACTCTCCGATGCCTGAATCGCGAGTTGGCAGGTCAGGTGGATGATGCACAGGCTAGCCTGCTCGATGCCAGGAGCTACCAGAAGCACGATGCGGAGATCGAGCGTCGCTGTGAGGCTGAGCGTAAGGTGCTCGATGGTGGGGACGACGCTCGGTGGGCTGCTGACGCGTACAGGGGTGTGGTCGCCAAGTTGCTGAAGGGTGAGAGCCCGACGATGGATGAGATCTCGTTCGTTAGCTCGATGCTGGGCGACGTGATCGAGACGCTGAGCTAGTATCCCGGGTGTCCACTTAGGTGGGCGCCCACCAGGGAGATTGACAGTAAATATTTTGAGAATGTCGATTTTTGGGTATGAAAAAATGCACTCAAAAATGGGCACGCAGTGCCACAATCGACAAGCAACGTGCTAGGTACCATCCCGAGAATGCCGGGATCGTGTCAATCTTGACACGCTACGCTCAAACGTTGCCACCTAACATTCGCGAGTGTTAGTTGGGGCTGTGTCCCCTGGATAACCTATGGGAAACCATAGTGGGGCGAGCTACCATGCAAGCTGCCGGTATACTCCGGATCGCGCTACAACCGCGAGCAGCGTATACCCTAAAACTTGCGCCAACAAGCCGGGAAACGGGCTGATGCATTAACGGCAGTGATACAAAGGCCAGCACGTTAGCCGCGCGCTGGTACAAAATCACACGCACTTGGCAGTGCGGCGGGATATTAGATCTCGGCAGCCCCCAAACACAGGCGTTGGCGTCATTCGGCGCCATTTCATCGATGGTGCAACAATGCAAGGAGAGTGAAACCCGCCGCGCGAGCAAAGCGGCTATGATTAAAGCAACGCACGCTGCAACGTGCGCATTCATAATATCCCTGGGCATGGAATGAAACTGCCCACCTAATACCGCGGTAGTCCGATAGCCTGGGTTCGATCCCCGGGGCGGTAACAGCGCATATGTCAGCCGAAACGCAAAGCGCCACATGCTCTTTAACTAAGTGCCGCGGGAAAGCCCAACGCAAGCTGGGGTCAAGTGGGCGATCGATTGGTGGGCAGGCGCCAACACCCTGGGCATGGTGGGAAACTGCCCCTCCCTACTGAGCCAACGTGGCGGAATGGTATACGCGGCGGATTCAAAATCCGCTGACCTTCGGGTCGTGAGGGTTCGAATCCCTCGGTTGGTACTTACATTCGCGGGAGGATGAATGAGAAAGCAAATCCACGACGAGCGCCACGATAAGGGCGAGCCGTGGGGATTCATTGCCTGCACTGACTCATTCCTTAGTGGATGGGGCAAGGCTCCGAATCGGAGTCTCTATGTGCTCGCGGTGCGGTCTCCGAGGGAGGCTGATGTCGTCCTAGCTAACGCTATCGCACGGTGCGATATGAAGCGTCCCAGGATTGTGAGCGGCCGATACCTGTCAACGGTTCGGCTCTACCCTGGAGATCACGTCAAGGTGGTCGACCATCGTAGGGCTGAGCGTTGGTACTACACTGATGAGGGGTGGGGGTAGCCATGAGTGACGGGCCACAACGGATCTACGAGCCCACCAACTGCGTGGACGGTAGTCAGGTTCGGGTTATCGCTGGCTCTTCCAGCGAGGCAGTAGTCAAGGCACACCTCATAGAGGTGAGCAAGATTGGTGAGGTTGTCGACTCTAGGCGAATCGCCAGCGTTGAACGTCCAGGCTTCTCCATCTGCGGAAAGTGGATGGTGGTGCGGGGGTGGAATGTATGAACACAAACAACGGTAACGGCTGGTTCGTCTACCAGAATGGTAACGCCTCAGGCTACAAGTATGCCAGCGAATGGTACTTGACAAGGGGCGAAGCTGATATCGCATGTGGCCGGATCAGGGATTCGGCATCGTGCGAACGGTGGGACCCTACCGCTGAGGTTAGGGCTGCGCCGCCAGCCGGAGTCGCGTAGATAGATGGATTAAGCGCCCTTAGCGCAGCGGTTAGCGCGCTACTCTTATAAGGTAGTGGTCGTGGGTTCAAATCCCACAGGGCGTACCAGCACGGACTCGTAGCTCAGAGGATAGAGCAGCGGTTTCCTAAACCGCGGGTCGGGGGTTCGAATCCCTCCGGGTCCACCAATCACAACAAAGCAGAGGAGAGATCCAGTGAAGCTCAAGGAAGTGAAGGCCAAGGAGGCTGCCGATAGGCAGGCGAAGCACGATGCCCTAACGTTGGCTCAGAAGATCGCCAAGCTCGATGCCCGACTGGGTAAGGGCAAGGGCGCCAGGAGGGAGCGTGCCAATCTCACTAACGGATAAGGACATCGCTGAGTTGCGGTCATTCCTTAGTGGCGTCGCACCACTCATGGGGCCGCTACCCGCTGAGACGCTAGCCAATATCAGGGCTGCGCTCAAGGAGCTTGAGGAATGTCGGGCGAAGTAGGTTACAGCCCATGCGGCTGCCGAGACTGTTTCGAGATCGCCATTGGCGAGATTGGGCATCCCGACACGCTGTGCTGGGAGTGTGAGGAAGCTGAGTGTCAACCGAATGAGGAGTGTGAGGCTCCTGGGGCGTATGGTGGAACATGGAGCGAGTAGGAACCGTTATCCACGGAACCTTTAGAACGCAGGATCTGCACTCGGCGTTCTGTAGGGAGATCGAAAGGGTGTGGCGACACGTTAGTCACATCGATGGACTCACCGAGGAAATGGACGACATCGAGTTTCGCGGCAACATACCAGCCGACCATCCGTACTGGGATGATGATGACATCCTATACGACATCGAGCGCATGCGCGATATCCTGAACGAGGCCGCTCCGCAGGGCATGTACTTCGGCCCTCACGAGGGTGACGGGTCGGACTTCGGTTACTGGGGGGCGGGGGATTAATGCACACAGAACACACCATCAACGGAGTGGTCTACATAGATCACCCGTACTGCTGCATGGGCGACTACGGGGGCTCCGGCGATGTTGGGGAGGCTAACCGTAGGAGCGTCCTCGAAATGGCCAACGAAGCTGGGCTTGATGTGGGATACTACTACGCCCAAACACTCTATCGAATGGAGGAGTGGCCGAGGGATGAATGGGAGTACCCAACTGAGAATGTCCTCGATATCTACGGGAGCTATGGACATAAGGCGGTCTGGTTCCGAAAGGATTGGGATGAGGCTGAGGATATCCTAGCCGCGCTGGATGACTACCCACTACTCGATGAGGACTTGAACAGTCAAGTTACAATGGAGTGGGAGGATGAGGCGTGGGAAAGCTGGGTGGAGAGCGACCTCTACAGCACGCTGGACGAGGACACGCAGGAAGCTCTCGACGAGCGAACCGATCCCGATACATGGAAGTGTTATCGGGAGGCAATGGAAGAGTGCAACGAATATCCAGTGATGGAGCATTCGGGTGCATATATAGATGTTAAGAGAATCGCCGAAGCGTATGGCAATGCCATCAGGGAGATGTTGAATGGATAAGCGCTACACTGACGCGCAGGTGCAAGCGATCGAAAGGTTGTTTGAGGATGCGCCACACCACATCACAAGGATCCTTAGGGATTTCTTCCCTGGGATTGGGCTGCCGAGCGGCTGGTGTGAGGTGTGGGTCGACACTACTCTGTACGGAATCAGCCCAGATGGGGAGGTCAAGAGCTAATGCTTGTCGTCGACACAACAAATGTCAACCTGATGCCGGAGTCGTTTGACAACTGGCGAGTCGGTGTCTTGATGATGAATGTCGGGGTGAGTAAGATCACTCCGGAGAATGCTAACGAAGTGTGGCGCAGGGCGTGTTTGTGTAGTGAGCCTGTTAGGCTAAATGAGATCTTCGGGCTCATCGGCGCTACTGCAAATGTCCGCGATGAGACAGCCGATCAGTGGCACTATCGCATCTTCGGCGTCTTCCCCAAGGGTGGGGTGGATCCCAAGGTGTTGGCTGAAGCTATGCGCGATGCCGCATACGATAAGCTCTATGATCTTTGCCATGAGGATGATGCGCATCGAATTTGCGATGACCTATATGAGGTCATGGAGGATTTCATGCGCGGGATTGAGGATGAGGTGGGCGAGTGATAACACCAGCAATCGTAATGTGCCTCATCACATCGGTGCTCGGCGTCGGCCGCGTTGGCTACGGGATAGCTAGGGATGACGGCGCAATCGCTGGCGTGGGGGCGGTAGTCGCCATACTATATTTCTGCGCAGGGGTGGGGTCGCTATGACACGCAAAGACTTCCAACTAGTGGCGGACGTGATTGCGCAACTGCCAAGTAAGTTCGACAGGACGGTGCTATCGGTGAGGTTTGCCGAGGCGCTAGCGAATACCAATGACAGGTTTGACCGAGAGAGGTTCATCGATGCATGTAAAGCCGAGCAAGAGTAACACGCTGGACCCAAACTCAGAGCATTGCTTTGACTTGGCCGGCAAGGCGAGGGATGAGGGTAAGCTGTTCTTCTGCGCCAACAACACCCTACACGGGCCCATCTATAGGGTTATTGATGATAGGCCTGGGTATGAGCAGGTGAAGCCCATCATAAGGTGGAGTGAGTTGCCTGATGGTGAGGTCAGCGTCAAGCCCGAGACCAAGGCTAAGCTGAAGGCCACCATCGAGGACATGATCCGCTCCATCGTCAAGGATGAGTTGGAGAAGTTCAACGTCTTGAGTGTTGTTGAGGAGGGCCTCGCCAACGCGGTGAGTGGGTTCTTCGACGACACCAGCATCATCAACGATCGCATCGAAGATACGCTGGATTGCGAGTTGGAGGACAGGCTCGACAGATACATGAATGACTTCGACTTCAACACACCCATCGAGGATGCGCTTGATTACCTCGACCTAGACAGTAAGGTTGAGGATAAGGTCAAGGAGGCCGTGGAAAATCTGAGCATCACGATCACCGTCGATTAGTGGAGGTCTTCAGGTGGATTGGCGGAGTCTACGCAATACTCATACTGGTGGGGCAACTCATCAAGGTGAAAAAGAATGAGGGTGGATGAGTTTGAGTGGGGGTTCATGAAGCCACAGATTATCGCTGATAAGTGGTTCACCGCTGAGAATGAGTGGGGTGATAGTGAATCAGTCCCGGCCGAGTATGAGCATGAGTTGCGTGATGCCGGGTTCACCCTTGAGGGTGGACACTCCTTCGGGTATGGCGCCCGACTGAGCGCGCCGGGCTACATGGATTGCACTGACTGGGTTGTGTTCGACACGTTTGAAGAGGCCGATGAGTATTTGGCCGAGATGTATGGGGTGATTGATGACTAGTTGGCGAGAGGACATTGACAGTAAGAGGAGGTGCCTTGGCGATACGTCGCCACTCACCATCACCATTGATGATGGGCGGGGCCGATGGTATGAGGATCATGAGAAGCCCAGCACCATCGGGCCCGTGAGCTACGAGGATGAGTCGGTCCAGAAGTTGCTGGACCGCAAGTTTGACGACAGCTTTGGTGGTGAGGAGGGGTACAACTTCACCGCATGGAGTGCCAACTACGTGTACTTCCCATGCTGCTACGATGGTAGTGAGTGGGTTGGCGCCATCCCACGCAACCCATGCAGTGTCGCAGGGCGACACCGGGGAGGTTAGTGATGCAGATTGAGGCATACATCGATGGTAAGTGGGTCGAGGTCAAAGAGGACATCGATGACATGGATGGGTACACCAGGGATAGTGTGGTGAATGGCACCGACCCGTACCCAAACATGGGAGACAACCTCCCCGACCTATGCGCCATCAAGGTCACGCTCAATGAGGTGCATGATGCTGACGCTTACGCCGCCTATGCTGATCTTGTTGGCTGGGATTGGGCGTCTGTCGAGCGTTTCGAAGATGCATACGCTGGGGAATGGAAGGACGAGGAGGCTTTCGCTCAAAACATGGTTGATGAGTGTTATGAGTTGGAAGGGCCGCTCGCCATGTACTTCGACATCGAAGCGTTCACGCGTGACCTCTTTATGTGTGACCACAGCTATCACCACGGCTACGTCTTCAGGGATTGCTAATGGAAGTTAGGGTTGACTTAAGGGATGAGGCGATTGCACTCATTGAGGCGCAGCAGCAGGCATCTAAGTGGGGCAAGGAAAAGAAGCGCATCGAGGATATCTTCAAGGCGCTTGATGTGGATGCTGTCGACTGCGGGCTAGCGATAATCACAATCAAGAAGATTGTGGCGTCCTCCTTCAGCAAGAAGGGTTTGCCGCAGGATGTGATTGATGCACACACAACAACATCTATCAGGAAGAGCGTCACGGTGACGCCAACGGGGGTTGGTTATGTTGATTGAGTTTCCACCTGAGCGTGAGTTGACGGCTTGGTGTAACGTCAAAAGGGGTGACGTGTTCATATCTGATGTAGGGCATCTCAAGTGTTTCACATTCATGCGAGTGGTTGGTGGTGGTGGTGATGGTGATGATATTGCAGTCATCCTGAACGATGGTGACGCATATTCGCGACCCGACATGACATTTAGTGATGGCGTTAGGATCGTCAAGGCAAGGCTGGTGATTGATGCTTGAGATTCCACCCATCCTCCTCCCCAAGGGCCGCAAGGGTGCAGCCATCATCAAGCGCCACTTCGAAAGCCTCAACCTGGACACCGGAGGGTGCAAGGCGTTCTACTCTCCGCAAGAATGGGAAGCGCGCGGCGAGACGTATGGAACCAACTCACTCCTCGTCGTCTGCCATGATGGTGGTGATATGGGTGAGCTTATGGATATGGATGGCGTCTTCTATGATGACGTTCTCCTCAAGCTTGAGAAGGTTGGCGTGTACATCGAGGCGTGTACGGGCTGGTACTCCGCACTGTATGAGGTGTAGATGGACACTTACGTAGACCAAATCAACCACAGCCACTACCTCGTCACCGTCCAATACCTCGACCAAGACCTCACCTACATCAACGAGGTCGAGTTCATCGCAGTGATGGGCAACGGCGGTATGCGACTGTTCATGGCAGAGGAGAGCCTTCACCAAGGCGCTACCGACGTGCCGGACGAGGCCTTCGACGAGGCCAGGGTGGCAGCGCTGAGGTTCATCGAGGAACTGTAGACCGTGTGCAGCGCAACACAAAACGTCAATGTAAAGCGCCCTTTACAAAGTAAAGCAGCCTTTACCCCTAAGTAAAGCCCCCTTTACCTCAAAGTAAAGAGCCCTTTACCAAAGTAAAGCAGCCTTTACCAAAACAGTAAAGCCCCTTTTACTTCAGACCACAAAATGTAAAGCCCCTTTTACTTGGGGCCGCCCAAAGTAAAGCGCCTTTTACTTGAGCACCCCTCAAGTAAAGCCACCTTTACCATTGCAACTGCGTAATGACCACAAAATGTGTACCAAAACGATACACTGTGTGAGATGACACAGCCGCGGGGCGATAAATGGTACGAAACTGGCAAAAGTGGGGTGGCAGGCTCTAACAGACTTTTGTGCCCTGTTATCAGCGACTTACAAAAAAGTGAGCAGGGTGGCATATCACACAGGTGGCAGGAGTTAACAGACTTTTGTTGGCTGATTCCAGGTACTTACAGAAAACCCAACAGAAACGTCCGGTTTTCCCAGAACATTACTCGTGTTTTTCTAGAAAACCTAGGCCTCAGAATTTTGAGACACACGTAGTAAAAATAACCGGGCAGGGAGTAGCTT